TTCACGCTGGGACGCGCAGACTACCAACGTCAATACGAGCCCATTCTCTACGGATGGCGAGATGGTGCCGATCACTACTGGTGCGGCGCTCGCGACCAAGGCGATGTATGGAACATCAAGAAGCCTACAAAGAATGACTTGCACCCGACGATGAAGCCGGTAGAACTGGTTGAGCGTGCAGTTCGCAACAGCAGCAAAACACGTGATCTGGTTCTTGATCCGTTCGGTGGCTCTGGTACCACGTTAATAGCGTGTGAAAAAACAGGACGTCGCGCCCGACTGATCGAACTCGATCCTAAATACGTTGATGTGATTGTGAAGCGCTGGGAAGAATACACCGGCCAAAAAGCACAAAAGGCTAATGTGCCGGTGCTGGATGAAGCACTCGCTGACGAGCCAATTTAATCTGAAGCGATGCGATAAACACGCGCGGCATTTTCATCTTTGCTGGAGATGATAGTGAGGCTGAGTTTTTTCTTTAACGATCCGGCGAAGGCACCGCGCACTGTGTGTTGTTGCCAGCCGGTTGTTTCGCATAGTTGAGTGATCGTGGCACCTTCGGGTCGCTTTAAGAGTGCAATCACCTGAGCCTGTTTACTGTTTTCCCGAGTTTTTATCTGACCAGGTTCTTTGGGCTCTTTTAGTGGAGGCTCGATGCCAAGGGCGACGTAGGCCACTTTGGTCATGACAGTGGTGCGTTTTTTTTGTGAAATCAAACCGGCTTTCAACATGCTCTCAATGGTCTTCGCTTTCGCTCCACCTTTGAGCGTTTCGGGGAACCACTCGATTCTGCCAGCGGTATGTTGATGTGCATGATTAAGGATCGTTTGCTGAGTAGCTGTGAGTTTGATGATCATGATGATTTCCTTTCGGGTGGGTTGATGGCGTTTGTATGAACGCTCTAATACCGAAGAAAGCCAAGTCAAATTCCCAAGCGTGTCGCTTATTTCTTGATTGATTGCCCACATGCCAATGAGTGCACCCACTCCATGCCGATACCCAGGCTGTAGTGCGGTATTGGGTAAGCCGGGATATTGCCCAGCACACCGTGTCGCAGTGCATCGTGACTATGGGCGTGCCAGGCGATCCTTTGACTTGGAGCTGGGCTTTTATCAGTCCCGTAGCTGGAGGGCAGTACGTGCGGCGTTATTGCGTGAACAGCCCCTGTGTGCCCTTTGTAAGGCGGCAGGGCGCTTGTTTGCAGCCAATGTCGTTGACCACATCGTACCCATCAAAGATGGTGGTGCCCGCTTTGATCAAGTCAACCTGCAGCCTCTCTGCGTTCCTTGCCACAACCGCAAGACGGCCAGAGAGACTGCAGGCAGGCGATCAACCCCCTAGGGGGGGTAAATCTCTACGCTTGGGCGGCAGCGATGCGCGCGTCTGCCCAAATTTTTGTGCGTGCAAATTGAAATAGGGGGGGCTTAACCCTATGGCAATAGTATTGGCGAAGCTAAAAAAAATAACGGGGTGCGTTCACCCCGTTTTAATGGGGTATCAATGGCAGGCAGAAAACCGCTACCGACTAAAGTTAAGCAAATCAAAGGTACTTTGCAAAAGTGCCGAGTCAATCTTCGTGAGCCTAAGCCGCAAGGTGATTTAGTAGAGCCGCCTGATTACATGCCCGAAGGGGCAAAAGCAGCTTGGCGATATGCGCTTGAGTGTGCACCGCCAAACTTGCTCAAAAAGCTTGATATGTCCGTACTTGAAGTCTGGGCCTGCGCTGCAGATTTGTATCGTAAGGCACAGGCTGGAATTGCAAAGACTGGTCTTTTGGTCAAAGCACCAAATACCGGTGTGCCGATGCAGTCACCTTATCTTGCCATCGCAAATAAACAAGCGCAGATCATGACTAAGGCTGCGACCGAAATGGGATTTACACCTGCGTCGCGTTCTAGGGTCTCTCTGCCGATTGAGTCTGCCGAAAATGAGTTCGATCCGTGGGCGGATATCGCTGGTTGATGCAGCCGACAGACTATGTGGCGATCGCTAAGCGTTATGCCGAGCAGATCGTAGCTGGAGAAATTCTTGCCTGTCGTTGGGTACAGCGCGCATGCGAACGTCAGCTTAATGATCTGGCTAGGTTCAAGAGCAAGTCAAGCCCATATCTTTTTAATCCGAAGTTGATCGACAAAGACGGACGCAGCTTCTATCCAGCAGATAACCTGTGCGGATTTATTGAGAGGTTACCGCACGTCAAAGGTCCATTGGCGGGAGAACCCATTCAACTGGAACCTTGGCAGGCATTCATTCTGACTACGGTGTTTGGATGGGTTAAGCCCGACGGAAAGCGTCGCTTTCGTCGATCCTACATTGAGGTCCCACGCGGCAACGCTAAATCAACGTTGTCTTCGGCGTTAGCGCTTTACATGCTGACAGCTGATCAAGAGGGAGGCGCTGAAGTCTATTCGCTTGCAACTACACGAGATCAAGCGCGGATTGTTTTTGGTGACGCACAAACAATGGCACGGCGAAGTCCGGGATTTCGACGTCGCTTTTCTGTGGAGGTCGGTGCCCACAACATGCACGTGTTGGCATCAGGCTCAAAATTTGAAGCGCTCTCTGCTGAGGGTTCGACTCTTGATGGTCTGAACATTCACTTCGGTTGCATTGACGAGTTACACGCCCACAAAACACGCACTGTCTACGACGTGGTCGAAACCGGCACTGGTAAGCGAGACAATTCGCTGTTGTGGGTAATTACGACCGCCGGCAGTAATCGAGCAGGTATTTGCTACGAGGTTCGAACTTTTGTAACGAAGTTGCTTGATGGGGTTTTCGAAGACGACACGCAGTTCGGCATCATCTATGGACTAGATGATACCGACGACTGGACGAGTGAGTCGGCACTCATTAAAGCTAACCCGAACTGGGGCATATCAGTGCGCTCGGAGGTACTACTACCGCTGCAAGCTAAGGCCATGCAGTTGCCCAGCGCGGTTAATAATTTTAAGACGAAGCATCTCAACGAATGGGTCAATGCAGACACTGCATGGATGGACATGCGTGCGTGGGATGCGTGTGGCGATACGACACTCGACATTGAGGCACACACAGGGCAGCCATGCTGGATCGGATTAGATCTGGCCAGCAAGACAGACATTGCCGCGCTGTTGATCATGTTTCCGCATCCTGAGCTTGCCGATGCCTACGTAGTCTTTGGTAAGTACTACCTGCCGGAGGATACGGTAAGCGCTTCGGGCAATAGCCAGTATGAAGGCTGGATGCGAACCGGACGGCTGACTGTGACTCCGGGCAATGTCATCGACTTTAGTTGGATTGAAGCAGACCTCCTTGAGATGGCATCGCGCTTTGCTGTCCAGGCTGTCGCGTTTGATCCGTTCCAAGCAACGCAACTTTCAACTCGGATGTTGGCAGAAGGTTTGCCAATGATCGAGGTTCGTCCGACGGTACTCAATTTTAGCGAGCCGATGAAAACACTCGAGGCTCTGGTACTGCAAAAGAAACTATCTCATGACGGTGATCCAGTACTGACCTGGATGGCCAGTAATGTGGTTGCCCATTTGGACGTTAAAGACAATATCTACCCACGTAAGGAGAGAGCAGAAAATAAGATCGACGGCATTGTGGCACTCATTATGGCTCTCTCTCGGGCAATCAAACCCGGAGAGAATGTGGTGCTGGGATCCGAATACGAACTGATGCTGCTCTGATCGGATGGGATTTTTAAGTTTTTTTGAACGCTTTCGAGCATCTGGAGATGATCGTTCTGCGTGGGGAGATTTCTGGTTTGAGCCGGTGGCCAGCAGATCTGTTTCGGGTCTAAGAGTATCGCCAGACGCCTCGCTGCGTTTGTCTGCAGTTTATGCCTGCGTACGAATTCTTTCAGAAACGATGGCGTCTCTGCCGATCGTTCTTTATCGAAAACGTCCAGACGGCGGCAAAGATCGGGTGACAGATCACTGGTTGCATCCTTTACTTTGTCGCCGTCCTAACCGACACCAGAATCCTTTCGAATGGCGGGAGATGCTGCAAGGTCACCTTGCACTCAGAGGTAACGCTTACAACCAGATTATTACCAACCCTCGCGGTGAAGTAATCGAGTTAGTGCCGATTCATCCAGACCGCGTTCGAATCGAATTACTGCGCTCCGGTGAATTTCGCTATCGCGTATCAGACCGGTTTGGTGAAGAAACGATCCTGCCACGTGGGGACGTGTGGCATCTGCGCGGCCTTTCATCTGATGGATTGGTGGGTATGAGCCCAATTGAGCTGGCCCGCGAGAGTCTGGGAATGGCATTGTCAGCCCAAGAGTATGGTGCGCGTTTTTTTGCTAACGATGCAAAGCCTACTGGTGGCTGGATCGAGTTTCCTGGTTCGTTTAAGGATGCAGAAGCCAAGAAGATATTCCGTGAGTCCTACCAGTCAGCGCAGTCAGGTTCCAATCGAGGCAAGGTGCTGGTACTTGAAAACGGTATGAAGTTTCATGAAGTGGGTGTCACAAACAAGGATGCGCAATTTCTTGAGCTTCGCAAATTCCAAATCACAGACATTGCCCGACTGTTTCGAGTTCCACCGCACATGATTGCAGATCTTGATCGTGCGACTTTTTCAAATATTGAACAGCAATCACTCGAATTCGTAATGCATACGATGACGCCATGGGCAGAGCGATGGGAAGCATCGATTGGATCCGAGCTTCTGCTGGAGAGTGATGATCTTGAAGTTGAGTTCGACTTTGCCAACCTGATGCGTGGAGACGCTGCAAGTCGCTCTGCGTACTACCAAAGCGGGATCCAGAATGGTTGGCTTACGAGAAATGAAGCGCGTGTTGCTGAGAATTTGAACCCGCTCGATGGTCTTGATGAGCCACTGCGACCGTTAAACATGGTTGAGGAAGGTGACGCTGAGGAGGCTGGTATCGACGAAGAATCTTCAAATATGACACCGGACCTGCCAGAACCGATGGACGAACAGGCCAGTACAAGATTTCATGCAGTAATTGCCAGTGCTGCAGAACGATGGGCACGCCGAATCAGTCGCTCAGGCGTAATCGATGAAAAGGACATTGCCTTGATTGCCCAAGCCTTTGCAGTTCCACTTTCATCGGCCGAGCGATGGGCCGGAGAACAACACGGGCAACAATTGGCAGAAGCTGACTTGCGCAATTCACTGACACACTTAGGAATGAATCCATGAACCATCAATTACTTGTCGCTGAGTTTCTGGCGACCCCTTGGGCACTCATGCCAGAGAGACTGAGTGCCTTAGCGGGTGTTGTCACGCGTTGGTCTTCCGGTATTTCTGCTGAAGCAGACAGTCTTAGCCGTATTCAATCTGATCGGGTAGCACGTGAAACCAGACGCCAGTCAGCGGTAGCTCAATCGGCCGGGGGGATTGCAGTGCTTCCTCTGTATGGTGTGATAACTCAGCGCGGCAATATGGTTGAAGACGTATCAGGACCCGGCAGCACGAGTACCCAGCAGTTTTCCAGCGCGCTTCGTCAATTATTGGCCGATGACTCAGTGAGTCAGATACTAATTGACATAGATAGCCCGGGCGGCAGCGTCTACGGTGTGTCCGAATTAGCTAACGAAATTCAAAGTGCGCGATCACAAAAATCCGTTGTTGCCTTGGCGAATTCATTAGCGGCCTCGGCTGCATACTGGATAGGGTGTGCAGCATCTGAGTTTTACGTTACACCGGGTGGTGAAGTTGGCTCTATTGGCGTATGGCAGGCGCATCAAGATTACAGTCAGGCGCTTGAAACAGCTGGTGTCAAAACGACCTTGATCTCAGCAGGAAAATTCAAAGTGGAAGGCAATCCCTATAGTCCACTTGATGCTGACGCCCAGTCCTTCATGCAATCTCGTGTAGATGACTACTACGCAGCATTCACAAAGGCCGTCGCTCGTGGTCGAGGTGTCTCGATTAATCAGGTGCGTGAAGGTATGGGGCAGGGACGTGTTCTTGGAGCCGAAGCCGCATTGGCACAAAACATGGTTGACGGTGTTGCGACGTTTGACGATGTTATTAAAAAAATGCGTCGCGATGCAAAGCAAACGATCAAACCCGGTGCATCGCGAATTAGACAAGCAAGAGAGTTTCTAGCACTAATGTAATGCAATTCTGGTGTGGCTCCGTAGAGTCATACCGAATCAGCGAATGACCCGTAGGTCACTACCCGCTTTATCAATTTAATCCGTCACACCAAAAGGTGTCAGACGGATTTTTTTATTTTTGGAGAATCCACATGAGTAAGCAACTCCGCGAGCTACAGGCTCGCAAAGCTGGCCTCATCAAAGAAGCACGTGCACTCACCGATCATGCAGCGTCTGAAAATCGCGACATGAATGATGAAGAAACGGCAGCCTTTGATGCGATGAAATACCGAATCGATGCAACTTCGTCAGCTATTGATCGAGAGTCCGCACTAATCGCCGAAGAAGCCCAGATGGCAATGACAGCTGGTACATCTACAAATAATTTCATCACAGTCACCGACAACCGCGAAGCCGATCCAAAACATGGTTTCAAGACAGTCGGAGAGTTTATGCAGGCAGTTTTTCAGGCTGAAAAGCCCGGCAAGTCTTTAGATGATCGATTGCTTATTGGCGGTGGACGTGGGGCCGCTGCCCCTGCTGCCTATGGCAATGAAGCTTCAGGTCAGGACGGTGGTTTCTTGGTGCCGCCAGAGTTCTCGCAGCAAATATTCCGGTTGTCTTTGGGCGAGGATTCGCTGCTTCCGCTCACCGACAATGTCGAGATCAGTGGTAATAGCATGGCTTTTCCTAAGGATGAGACGACTCCTTGGGGAACGAATGGTATTCGGGCTTATTGGCAAGGTGAGGCTTCTTCAGCTAGTGCGACCAAACCGGTACTCGGACTTTCTACCCTACGCCTCAAAAAACTCATGGCACTGGTACCCACTACTGATGAGCTACTTGATGACGCTAATGCACTCACTAGCTATCTTCCAGAGAAAGTGGCGGATTCAATT